ATCTGCCATTTCTTATTATTTTGTTTGGTTTATATTTTGTGCTTCTTCATTTGAAGCTAGAGTAACTAGACCTGGTTTGTTTATAGTTATACCAGCAAGTTCTAATATTTTTATTACTATGTTAGTTTCTTCCGACCTATGTAGGTTAAAATCAACAGATGTACTAACATTGTAAAGTGCTTTTTCACCAGTAACAACATATCCCCATTTAACTTCTCTAGGTACTTCTGCTACAACTTCTATTTTTAAACCGCTAGTTAAAGGTGTTTGACCTGTATCTTCTTTGTATAAAGAAAAACTTCCATCTGTATTCTCCGTATAATAGTATTCAGCCGCATCATTAGAACTCCATCTTGAGGCATTTCTAGCTACATATAATTCTTTTAACTCTGGTAAAGCGTAGTACTCCATGAGTTTCAATGGTATACCAGAACCACCCGTTCCCGAGTAATACATTCTACCAGTTCTATAAATTGTTGAGGATAAAGCGGGCATTGAAAATGACCCGTTTGCAGCACTGTATGTCAGAGCGACATCAGTACCTTTGTATATACTTATTTTTTCTCTAAGTATATTTACTACGTCACCAAAATCAGGTTCTAACGGGTTGTTAGCTCCTGGTGACTGTTGCTTATCGACTCTCTTACTGACCTGCGTCATTGTCGCTAGATCATAGAAGTAAGCGTCGAATATATCTAACTGAGCTTGGTTAGCCAGTAGATTAAATTCTTGTGGTGTAATGTAGCCTCTTTGTTCTTTATTAGCCAGAGCCAGTACTCTTTGATATACTGTATCTATACTTATTGTCGTTTGTCCTGCTACTATTAATGCCATATATATATTTATTTTGTAGTTTACGATCGCCCCGAAGAGCGACCGCGTCTACAAGGTTTTTACTTCATTTGTTTTTCAATAGAAATCAATGCTTCCATACCTTCGTCAGTTTTAAACCAAGCGGCTAAAGCTGAGTACGGATGCTCCTCAAAAGGAACATTCAATAATCTTCTACCATTAGAAGCGTAGTTTACTGTTCTTTGATCAGAAGATATAGCTAGTATACCCATCTCAACAGCTTTTATACCAACATTTCTAAGGTGTATATTCTCATCATTCATCAACTCTAAGAACAATCCTGGTTTAGACTTTGCAAATATAAGCAAATCTCTTTTGAGCTCCTTAGAACTCATGCTAGATACTTTAGATCCATTCTCAACTCTCATTACAGCTTCTGCCATATTGATGTCCATGTTTCTAGCTGCTATCATCGCATCTAATTGCCAGTTAATAATTTCTAAATCATCAGCAGCCTCAACTTGTGGTTTTACTTCATCCCAAGTTTTTCCAGCTTGCGGGTGATATATTGACATGATTTTTTGTAAGATAACCTTATTCTTTGGCACGTGTAAAACACCTGCTCTAAAAATAACTCTACCTGGTCGTACAACTCCTTTGAATTCATCTACAAAAACTGTATTTTGATTTTCAGCGTATTGTACTTCTCTTTCATAACCAGCTACCTCATCAAACCATCTCAAGTTTTTAACTCCAATCATGAAGCTTAAAGGTCTTCTCTCACTTACTAAAACGTAGGTTCTGTCTTTGATCTCCCAATCGTTAATAATTCTTTTTTTTGGTTCTGTTCTCACATTAACCGGTGGTGCCTCCGTAACTGGAGTTTTTACCACTACTGTTTCTACATGCTCATCTCCAGGATCTCCTGCATAAGCTTTTGCTTGTTTTTTTGCCATAATATAATATAATATAAGTTAATAAAAAAAGGGGAAGGAGTTTTCCTCCCCCTCTTAAAGTTATAGGTTGCTATCGACTATGCGTTAGTACCTTTTAGTAAAAAGAAGTTATTAGCTCCTTGTACAACTAGACATCTTTCAGATAAGAAGTGCATTTCCATCGCATCTAAATCAGAAGTAGTAGCGCCAACTGAACCAGTAGTCCAAGTTTTGTACTTTCTACTTTCCATTTGAGAAGCTCTGTATCTTACGTGTAAGAATGGTCTCTTAAGGTTTTTCCCTAAGTTTTGATCGTATACTGAAGAAACTCCAGCAGGAATCATAACTCCGTGAATTGCATTAACAGCATCAGTACCATTAATCAAACCTCTTGTAGAAGAATCATTAAGGTATTTGAAGTCAGACTTGTAAAAGTCATAAGAACCTCTTCTGAAACCAGTAAATCCTAAGTTAAGTGCCATGTCCTCTTCGTTGTTAAACACACCGTAAGAAGTACCACCTTGAGCACCATCAGATAAACCAGCTAACATGTCATCTACTTGTAAAGACGCTCCTCTATCTAAGAACATCATGTTCTCTTCAATAGCACCATTTTTATCTAGTTCAGCTAACATTAAGTCGAACTCAGCAAGTAAAGCACCAGTTCCATCAAAAGCATTAGTTATGTTACCTCTAGTTTCTAGAGCTTCCCATAAACCTTCAGTACCTTGAACTTTACCACCACCAGCAGCACTTGGCATAACGATACCTGCAGCAACTGTTTTCTCTGACTCCATCATTGACATCTCTAAGTAATCTGAGAAACGAGCTTTAGTATCACCAGAAGCTTTTAAGTACCACATGTAACCATTCTGTCCTTCTTCACCAGAAACCTCAACCCATCCAATAGCAGATGCATCAGATCCTGATACTTCATACTTATCTTTCAAGATAATTGGTCTGTTAGTTCTAGACGTGAATTGTGGTTTGTTAGCTCCAGTTCTACCTATAGAACCTTTAGCAAAGTTTGATCCAAATACTAGAATCGAAACATTACCAGCAGCTAAATTTCCTGAAGCTATATTTGCGTCGTCAAAACGTAATATAGTACAAACTCCAGAAGCAGCTACAGCAGTAACGTAACATCTAGTAGTAGAATCAGCATCAGATACTAAGATCATGTCACCAGCACGAACACCGTGATTAGCTCCAGTCATTGCTTTTCCATCAGCATCAGTTGATGCAGTAAAAGTAAGTGTTCCTACTTTTGAAGCTGCAGTTAAAGCAACAGTCTTGTAAGATAAATGTAATCTACCTTGCTCTGACCAAATCACTTGATCAGCAGACATAGACTCTTCAGCTCCTACTTGTGAAAGAAATCCTGAGATAGTTCTGTTTCCAAAAACCTCAGCTTCTTTTTCCATAAGATCTGGTAAATATTGTTGCGCCCAGTTAGCACTATTTGCTCCCGCGTTAGCGAAGTCAATATAGTTCTCCTGCAACGCCTGTTTAGTTGGTGCTGGTGTTATTCCAGCAGCCGGTACAGATGTAATTGCCATATAAAAATATGTTTTAAATTATAGAAAGTAATCTATTTACTTTCTTTTTCTTACTCTTAGCTTCATATCGTTACCACTTTCTCCTAGAACTTTAAACTTCATACCTCCTTCACCTTCATAAACTTTATGAGACTCTCTAGATGTGTTGATATTCTTTGATTCAGCAACTGATGTCTTTATAGCATCAGATTTGCCTTGTTCGTAAAAATGCTTAGCTATTGCGTCAGGGTTCATAGCGGTGAACAATCCTTTGTGATAACCAGCAGCATCTTCCATAACAGAATCTTTGTCTAGGAACTTCCCAACAAAATTGTTTATGTCTAACTGTGTAGTTTTCACCTTCTCAATGTCCTGAACATTGTAGCTCATCTCCTTGTCACCGACTTTAAACTTAAAACCATCAAAATCTTTATTAAAGACTTTTTCAGTTTTGTTTAAAAACTTAGACTGTTGATTCTCTACCATCTTCGTGTTCTCTTCTTCCTGAACGTTATACTTATTTGCGAAATCAATAGCATCTCTTTGCTCGGTTGTGAGCTTCGAACCTGCTTTGATCTCTTCGTAATATTTAGATTTTGACTCTTCTAAGTGAGTTCTAGCCTCAGCAACTTGCTCTTTTAAGGCTAACTTTTTTCTTTTAACATCTCTTTCTTCATCGACATCTTCGTCGTAAGAGAATTGATCTTCCATAAGGAAGTTAATTTCTTCTGCATCTAAATGCGGTTTTGTTTTCTTGTAGTAATCTTGCATTACATCGGCATCATCCATTTCTTTGATGTCTGTGTTTAGCTTTACGTAATCGTTAAAGTCTCCACCAGTTTCCTCCATGAAGTCCATTAGTTTTTGAACATTCTCTGGTATATCTACTATGTCACTTGGTTGTTCTTCAACAACCTCATCCTCAACAAACTCTTCTACTACTTCTTCTACTGTTTGTTCTTCAGCAACTGGTTCTTCTACGGTTTCCTCTACTACTTCTTCAACCGGTTCTTCTGCTGGTATCTTTGACATATCGATTTTAATGTCACCATCTTCATTGTATGATATTGGTGATTCTTGCTCTGTAGTTTCTTCTACAGGATCTTGTGTAACTTCTTCAGCTACTTCTTTGTTTTCTTCCATGATAAAATAATATTAAATAATTAGTTACTTGATAATCCAGAAACTCCCATTCCATTTCCTAATGAGTCGTTACCAGATGATTCAAAGTTTTTGGGCTCTTTTACATCTTTCTTCTGTGCTATTAAATTGCTTTGTTCAGACGCTTTTATTTTCTCTCTATCGTCTTTACGATCGTCCTTTTGAGATTCTTTTCCTTTAGCAGCCTCGTTGTCTAGGTTTCTAAGCTTCATGTTTATTTCAAACTCATGATCCATTAACTTTATTTTCATCTCAGCTTCTGCGTTCATATACTGAATCTTCATTCCGTTTCTTTTTTCCTCCATTTGCATATCACCCTCCATTTTAGCTTGGTTTTTCTGAGTCTCTGCTTGCGCTGCTGCTTGTGCTGTTTGTTGTTGTGATTCTCCTTGAGCTTTAATATTTTGTTGTTGCATTGCTTGTTCTCTCTCAAGCTTCTTTTTCTTCTTATACTTAAGTAGTTGGTTTGCCATTTTAAGGTTCTTAACCTGACGAACATCTATTGCGTCATCAACATCTAAAGCTTTTTGCTGTATAGCCATTTGTATGTTTTGCTCTAGCATAGCTTTCTCCTCTTCATCTGGAGCTAAGTCAATAAATATACCAAATTCATAAAGATGTAACTCTGACATCTCTTTTAGTGTAGCTACGTTGTGAGCACCGATTTGCTGTATAAAAGCTTCTTTTGTCGGTGAGTATTCTATTATATCAGATATTCTTAATGATAGTTGCTCTGCAACTTCTACTGTTAAGAACAAACCAGCATCTAATATATGTCTAGTTGCAACATTTGAGTTTGCTGCAGCTAGTTTTTGTATACCTACAAGTGATCTAGAATCTGGTGTAGAAGCGTCTCTAGCTTCGTTAAGACCAGTTACATCTCTAATCATCTGTAGATAGTAGTTATAGTTACCTATAAGTGCTTGTAATTTATTACCTACTCCAGCTCCATTTGAAATTTCTTGAATAGGAATTTTAGCGGCATTTTGATCACCTTCTCCAGTGTAACTTCTACCAACAACAGAACCTGTTTGAAAGAACATGTTTAAAGCTTCTTGAGCATTGTAATTTGTTCCGTTACCTAAATCAACTTCAGCTAATCCATCTACATCTAAAAACACACCGTCAGGTACCATTCTGGACAATACTTGCTGTATCTTCAAGTGTGTAAGCTGTATCATATCAGCAAAAGAAGTAACTCTACTAACTAGCGACTCTATTTTACCATTATACATCTTAGGTGCAACTATAGAGTAATTCATCTTGACCTTAGTCATATCACTCTTCTCTCTCATCATGTTCTCAGCTTTCTGCCACTTTATCAAATGCTTAGTACCTAATACTATAGCTCCTTCAAATAAACACTCTGTAGTTTTTTCTAATCTTTTGTAATCAGCAGCATCGGTTGGTGGTAAGAAAGTATCATCTCTCTTTATAGATCTTTCAGATCCAGAGTTTGTCGCCTTAACTTTATAAACATCATTCATGTATGTCTTATAGTTAAAGTACATAACAGCTACTTTGTTCTTATCGTTACCTCCATTAAAACCAGGTACAGCATACATACTAGCGTACTTACCTGTTATTTCTTTTAAAGCGTATTGATCAAGGTGTGGAAACTCTTTAGCTAACTCGTTAATTGGTATATACTTAACCTCACCAACGTAGTATATATCTTCAAAGTAAGGAGAATCTGTATACGAATAAACTAAGTTTGCTGGGTCAACGTACTCTACTTTTGCTCCTTCAGACCAATTGAAACTTGTTTTTGTAGCACCTATACCTAATACGGTTAGATCTTCTAATACTCTTCTTCTTATTAAATCATACTTGCAACCATCGAGCAATGTGTTTATAGCGGTTTCATTTGCAACCTCAACAGCTTGCTTGTAAGTTAATTGCATGTGTAACTCTAACTCTTCTTTATTTTCTGGTAACTCAGAAGGATCATTCTCATACATGTCTACATTTAAGTTTTGCTTAGCTGTATCATTAAACTCCTTTGTTTGCATGTCAGCTATCATACTATCCATGTACTTTGTTCTTTTAGAAACTCCGTACTGATCTTGTGAGTATGATTTTATGTCATAACCTCTACCAGCCATACCATTAACAACTATATCCACAAACTTAGGTATAATCGGAACTGGCGTCCAGTCTAAATTAAGATAAGATAAATCACCATTTATAGATAACTCATCTTTATATTTTTGTATTGATTGTTCTCCCCTAGCATATAATCTAAGGTTGTGAAACTTCCTTGCTGAGTTAGAGCTTCTACTTTGAGCAGGACCATCGAACCATTCCAGCTCTATAGCTTTAGCTACCTTCAATCCATACTCCTTAGAGCTCTTTTCAGAATCACTAACTACTTGGGAAGGAAAATTTTTATGTACAGACTCTGCCATATTATCGTTTAATTATTGTTGAATTTGATCCTTTATTGTTATACCTTGAGATACTTATATTTACTTCTTTCTTTTCTACCTTAGCGTTTGGAGCATATAGATGTCTGTTACAAGCCATTATAGCTAAACCAGAACTTATTGTTGCATCGAACTTTGTTCGTCTATTAATATCAAACTTGCTCCAATCGTTTAAAGTATCCATGAAATACATATCACCATAGTTACCCTCAGTTACTTCTCCTACTTTTTCCTGTATATACATCTCAATTGCAGCAGCGTGTGCTTGCTTAATATCTTCACTTGAATTAGGTATTCCACCTATTTCTTTTTCTGTTACAGATAACTTGTTCCAAGTTTTGTCTGGTCTATTCATACTGAAACCTCTGTAACCTCTTCTTCTAAAGTAATACAATAACCTAGGTTTGTTATTCTCACATAATAATGGCATACCATAAAAAACACAAGCCATTAAAACATCTTCAAAAAACATATCAGCTGTTTGTGGTCTAGCTATGTACTCTAGGAAAAACTGACTTGGTGGTGCATCTTCCATACTAAACTTAGTTAAACCGTGTAAAGCTCCTTTAGAACCTACTCCATCTACTGTTCCTGATATATCGTAACTATCACAACCAAAAGCTCCCATGTGTTCGTTACCAGGATATCTTATTCCTTGTTTGATTATCTGCCTATTTTGCAGTTCCATCTTTGGAACCCAACTAACATTAAATCTACCTTGTGGGTTAGGGTAAAATATAACTTGACTATCTTTAACTCCATTGACCCACTGAAAACTACCTCTTGTTAAACCTATAGTGTTACCTAGACTTTCGTTATAATCTATTTGTTGATAAAGTTTTACTAAGTTGAATATACTATTTTTTGATTCATCTCTAAACGCATGCTCTGTTGTTCTTGGAAACTGACGGTAGAATTCGTTCAAAGCATCTTGATCATCTTTTAAACCATCAACTTCATTCTGCCAATTATCAATAACACCTACATCTATTAACTCTCCTTGGGGATCGAGGATGTCCCTATCAGGTGTGTCAAATACAGGAATTCCGTACTCGTCAATAAATCCTTCATAGTTCCATTCCATTGGGATAAACAGAGAATAGAGACCAGACTTAGTTTGGCCATTTCTATTTCTTTCTGTGACATCTGAGGAGTTGTATAATTTTTTAAAATTGTTCCCACCTTTATCTAATGCGTTTGAGGTTGATCCCATCATACATTTACCTATAATCCTACTTCCTAATCGTAAACATGTTTTTGTAACCCTCCAGTTATTTAAAATATTATCAGGTCTTTCCCATTTACCACTTTCATCATGTACTAGTAAAGCTAGTTTTTCACCATCATAACTGTTATCACCAGTGTTCTTCCAATCTATAGTTGTATCTAGTCCAGCTAAATCCTCTAGCTTTTCACCAGAAGTTATTTTCTTTCTTGTAAACCTACTAGCAGGTACTCTAAATGCTAGTTCTGTTTTTGGTCGATCCATACCATCTTGAATCGGTTTAAAGAAGAAAGGGTAATTTACACTAATAGGAACCACTTTGTCTGTAAACATTTTCTTTGCATCCGCACCCGACTTAGATAGTATACCATATCTACTATCACTCTTTGCTGTTGCTAAGTTAACTGTTTCTGCTGAAGACATAAAAGAAAATCCAGATCTTCTATTTTTAAGGTAACACATACCGTAGCATCTCTTATCAGCCTTACAAGCTTCCCAAAATATAAAGAACAATCTATTTGCTTCTCTAAAGTCTGGTGCTCCAACATCAATCTTACTCCATTGCAAGTACATGTAGTGTGTCCCAACTAAGTACGTAGGTTTCCCATCATTAATAAACCAAAACCCCTCGTCTCTTCTTTTAAACTCTTCGTCTATATAATCGTGCCACTGATCCTTCTGGTCATCCGGATAACTTCTCCAATCAAATATATTCTTTAATCGTGAAAGCTGCTTAGGATACTCCTGTTTGACCCACTTGTTGTCCTCGTGCTTGTATATATCCTTAGGTTGCTTAGGTAGAGCTATAACCAAGTTTTGTATCTCTACTATATCACCTATCTCACCAGTTTTAGATATTACAATAATATCGTGTTCTTTGTTGTAGCCATAATCCCACTTCTTACCGCGATTCATCCTAGTAATAGTGTTCTGTTTTATTGGTGTTACTACCTTACATAATTCTTGATCATACATTATTTAGATCTGCTTTCAGCGAAACCCTTAAATGCTTTGGTATCGTTTTCATCAGGCATCTTGCCCTCAAGTAAGTTCTCCTCTTCTTGTATCCTGTTCAATATTTCAAAGGCATCGAATATAGCTAGTTTCTTTGATGCTGCGGCATTTTTTAACTTGTCAGCCGTTAAGTCATCTTCAGAGTCAGTGACAATAGCTTCTTTAGCTACCTTGATTAACTCTTCTACTGCTTTATGCCCAGCTTGGATTATACTCCTCTTCGTCTCCTTGATATTCATACTTAAGTGTTATTAAATTAGATTTGACTCTGTATAGTCTTTCACCATCGACTATAAATTCATATTGACCTACTGGTTTGAATCTAACTAAACTGTTTTTTTCAACAATCCCGTCAGTATGCTTTACAACTCCCATTAACTTCTCCGTATTAGTATTAAGCATACCTGTTTCTTTTAGCGGTTTTATAAAGCAAAAACCTTCCATTGCTTTCCACTCATCATTTCTTTTGTATGCGAAGATTTGATCTTCGTAAACGATGTAGTTATCTTCATCTATAAAGCTAGAACTATTCTTCTCTTCTTTCTTTATATTATACCACCTTCTAAATACATTGTGGTGTACTATCACAGTATCTCCTTTTCTTATATCTGTTTCAAAAGCAAGAGGCGTAGCTTTTACAATACCTTCTCTATTTAAGAATTCAAAGTTAGATATCTCAGCATTCAATATCAATTCCTTATCACCTATTTTTTTTATGTTATTGTACCTCTCTCCTTTTGGTTCTATTAAAAAACCATTAAGACCTCTCATTATTTATACTCGAGGTTGTATTCTACAGATATAGCCATGTTCTTATTAAAATCTTTCCAAGGTATAACCTCGTTATTTTTCTTAATAAATACAGAGTACTTTTTATCCTCTTCTACTATATCACATATAGTATGACCACCATACACTTCTTGCCCCACGGCATAGTGCATAGCGTCATTCTTATAGTTTGTGCCTATTGATATTTTACGAATCAGCTTCTGCACTCTTAGCTTCTTTAATTGCTCCGTTAGTGATATCAATATCTATGTTACCGTAAACTTCTTTTAACGCAACCTGCATAACCTGCATTTTCTCTTGCAATTCTCTCACTGTGTGATTGAATCCATGTTTTCTAGTCTCTAAGATACCTATCTCCCTGTAGTGCTGATCAAGCGATCCTACTAACGCTTGCAATTCAGTTAATTCTTCCTTCGTTATAAACTCTGCTTTTGGTGCTAAGTCTACTATTTTTGCTTTCTTGTTCTTTGCCATAATTAAATTTAATTAAAATTGTAGTACCCAAAATAGGTACTATATATACTATCACTTGTTTTTACCTTGTTTTTACTTTATCTAAGGGATAACGCCACTCCTTTACTGAAACCTCTTGGGCCAGTAACATTAATTGTTAGCGTATAAGCACCTCTGCTCTCGGTTACAGCTAGTGTTGCCGCGTATCCTTCTGTTATTGCTAGTGATCCAGCTGCTCCAGCGCTTCCAGTTGCTCCTCTTGCCCCAGCACTTCCGGTAGCTCCTCTCGCTCCGGCAGATCCATTATTTCCGTTTGAACCATTACTTCCAGCTGACCCAGTATCTCCAGTATCTCCTTTTGAACCGTTTGACCCGTTGCTACCAGCGTTTCCAGTTGGCCCTCGAGCTCCAGTTGCTCCTCTATCTCCATCACTTCCATCAGTTCCAGAT